CAGAGTCCCATCGACATCTGGGGCAGTGAAAGTACGCGTCGTGCCAGTCGTGATCCCTGATGCTTCGAAAGCGATCTGCTTGGTGGCGTCGGCATTATCCTGAATCCGGAAGACGCTATCTGAGAAGGTCGTCCCGCCGCCGCCGCCGGCATTCAGCGTAGCTCCAGACATCGAAAGGTTCGTACCGAGCACGATCGGCGCAATGTTTCCGCTCGCACCGCGACCCAGAAGCTGAGAGGCAGCCAACGCAAGATCGGTAGGGGTGGCGACCCCAGCGGTCGCGTTCACTTTCACCGTATTGGCGGCCATTGTCGCCAAGGCGGAGTTCGGGATCGTGTCACCAACAAGAGCAAAGGTCCCCGTATTATTGGGGAAGCTGAACCGGCGGTTCCCGGTCAGGCTGTTGACGTTGTAATAGGCGTAGAAGGCATGTACATCGTTGAAAATTCTGAAGTAACGGGAATCGACATCCACGGACCCATCAAACCGCTTGTCTCCGATGACCGTTTGCGTCCCGGCCAGCTTCATCACGGTAGTCGGGTCAGCCGTCCAGACTGTGCCGGCCCCGGTGACGACAATGTCACCATAATTAGCGTCTGGAGGCAGTCCCCCACCTCCGGGCGGTGCTGCCCACGTCAGGTCAGCACGCAAGAAATTCGTCGTGCCTCCCCCGGAGGCGGGGGCTAGGCCTTTCAGGGCGGAAGTGGCTGTGTCCAGCAAGGCAGTCGCCTGCGTGCCGCTTAGAACCTCCGGAGAGCCAGCTCCTGCCGTCGTGCGCCCAAGAAAAGACGCCGTCGCCATGTCGGCCATATTGGTCAGAGATACCACGCCGTTACGGATTGTCCAGATTGTGCCAGCGCCTGAGACGCTGATGTCGACATAGGTTCCGTCGGGAGGCAGTCCCCCACCTCCGCCGCCTCCGGAGTTGACCGTCTGGATCAACTGGTTGATTTTCACGCGGACGTCGCCGAGGTCCTCGTTGTTATCGATCAGATCGATGGCCATCAGTCACTCCACCTGCTGCTGTCGTCCCAAGAGAACTCGTCCAGCCAATATTCTGGGATCGGCCACCCGGCGTTGGGTACGTCGACCATACCATAAGGCAGCCCGATCTCAACACCGTAGAGGACCGTCGTCTCAGCATCGGAAATCGGCTGCCCGAGTCTACCAGTAAGCCAGTGACCCGTCTCCCAGTTTGGTCCGTCACTCCAGACCGTGGTCAGGTCAGGGAAGTACGGCCAAGGCCGTGCATCCCATGTCCACGCGGCACTATTGGTCAGGTCAAGCATGTTGGCCCCATAGACCGTCGAGGTGGTGTTTTGGTCGCCCCAATAATTCAGGATAGCCTCGATCGCCGCCCGCTGGATGGTCTGATCAGATGCGCCGCTGGAGAAGTACGGCAACGCGCTCTCCGACGACTTTGGGTCCACGAAAACGTTCGGCTGGTTCGTCCCGAGATCGACAGCCGGGCAGCCAAACTCCGTGAACCGGATCGGCTTGGACTCCGGAACCCAAGCGGTCGGAGTGACGCTCTCAACACTGGCAGTGCGGTCATAGTGTTCGTTCAGCCACCAATTTCTGAAGTCCTTGTACCGAAATACCCAAGGCTTGTCATAGGAGCCGTCGCTGATCGTGGTACGTATTTGGTTCGTACGGTTTGCATCGCTGGCATAGTACCAGTCGTAGCCTTCTCCGCCCTCAATGTTCGACATCAAATAGTCGGAATTATAGACAGAGTTCCACCCCGCTTCGCCGTCCAGATTAGAGCCAGAGTCGCGCCAGTCGGACAAGGGCATGTAGTTGTCAATACCGACGAAATCGCATTCCGCATCTGACCACAGCGGGTCTAGGTGGAAGAATACGTCTCCGCTACCCGGCTGATACCCGAAATATTCTGTCCAGTCGGCGGCGTAGCCGATCTCGGTATCATCCCCCAAGATCGCCCGAATATCGGTCAGCAATGCCCCCAGTTGGGTCACAGTCGGGAAATCCGTCACGCTGGACCGGGTCGTCGTCAGGCCGCGCATCTCGGAGCCGATCAGGAAGCTATCAACCCCACCGGCAGCTTGGCACAGCAGCGCGTAATGCAGCACCATGCGGCGGTATCCCCAGTCTCCGGGTGTCCCGATGTAGGACACATCAGTTCCGCTAACCGTAAAATCGGACGCGGTGGCGGAACCGAAGAATGCATCAACCTGCGTAGCAGCCGTGGCAGTCTGATCGACCGTGCCAGTCTGGCCGGGGGCTGGAGAGCAGGTGATCCTGCCGCGCCACGGGAGAACCGCCTGCCCGAGGGTGGCGGCGTTGGCACTGTAGGGGTTCGGCAGCACGTTTCCGGCGGGGATGTCCATCAGGATGAACGGGTAGAAGCAGATGCGTAGCCCCTTGGCCTTCAGGAGCGTTATGGCCTGCACCACGCTGAAGTCTGCCGGCGTCCCGCCGTAGTTTGGAGACCCGCTGGTGCCGGTACTGATCAGGTGCGCGTCAGCCCGGGCGACCCCATCAACGACCCACGTCTTGGGTGTCGAGGTGGTTGTCAGGCTGTCCACGCCGGGCTGGATCAGGCACTGGTCAGCGCGGAGGTCTGTGCCGAACCAACTGATCACCAAGCTGACCTGTTCCAAAGCCGTGGCTGCGCCGATCAACTGATCGACTGACACAATGATGTCGGCGGTACCAGCCCCGGTGTGGGCGTTCTGAGAGACCCCATCAGAGAAGATTTCCTGTGTGGCGTACGCGAAGTCTCCTGTCGCCGGGATCAACGTGATAGCCTTGAGGGTCGCCTCCATTCGCGGTCCGGGCCGCCCGTAGTCGACGCCGTACAGGTCGTTCGGATCTGGGACGCCCGGCAGCGGGTTGAAGCTGCCCGGCGCCGACCCAGTAGCCTGAGTGACACGCGCCTGATCGTCTTGCGTGATTCTCGTATTGCCGCCGGGGACAGGAAGACCGGTCCAGAAGTCGACAGTGTTCTGCCCGCTGGTAACGCGCGTGTCGGTCTCGACCTCCTCGAAATTCTGAGGGCGTGGGTTCAGGATCGGGATCGGGTCAGCCGGAATCAGGATGGAGCGAAGTTGATCCTGCGGAGTATCAAGACACCGGCGGCAGACCAGAAGACGTTTATTGATCAAGCCCGGCCCGGCCCAGTCCATCTGCCACTGCAGATCGACGTGGTTATACCGGGCACCGCAACGATCGCAGATCGCGTGGGCCTGAGGTCTGCTTGCGGATGTTCTGGCGCGGCCTGCGCGCGATGCCCAAGCCATGCGTCAACTCCGGAAATAGCCAGAGACCATCGGCCTGATGTAGGTGTTCACGTTCTCGACGTTCTGCCGTGCCGCGATGTCGTAGCTTTCATCTGCCTGCAGCTTCAGAGCCTGCGCCATCTGAGGTGCCCACATGCGTGCCAGACGGTAGGTCAGCGCGTCGGCGAAGGCTTCCAGCCAGACATAGGGGATTTCCACCTGCTTATTCGATGCCACCGCCGCATCCTGAATGCGTCGTACGCGGTAGTATTTCAAGCTGGTCTGGTTCCCATCCGGAACCGGCCACAGCGTCACCGTCGGGGCGATCAGCCGATTGAACCAGAAGATCGTCGGCATGCCCTGCTGCGTCTTGTTCGGGTAGGAGGAGTAATCCGTCCGGCTAACTGGCATGATGACTCGGTCAACGCCATTCACCACGATGTAGGCATCCAAGATCATGATCGTGCTGGCGTCGACGTCATAGGTCGCGGTGCCGTCCACCAGAGCGGTGGTGATCAAGTCCACGGCCCAGAGGTTGACACCTTGATTTGCCCAGCGTGAAAGCAGCATGTTAGCAGCCATAGATACCGACTGCATATGCTCCTGCAGCACTGAAGTCGGTCGGATGCCGATATTCATGAAGGCGTAGAGGCTGATCTCGCCGAGGCCGGGATTGAAGGTGTAGGTACCTGTCGTGGACATGAGGCGTTACCTCATGCCAGCCTGATCGATGTACAGGTCGACCGTCCCGGTGCCCGAGGTGATATTGACGCGGACAGCCTGCGCCGGGATCGTGCTGGCACCGACCGTATCTGCGGTCTTAGCCGAGAAGTTCGGCTCCACGAACCAGATCGTGGGAGCACCCAATGTGGGGTCCTGCGGGCTTATCTCGACGTTGAATGTTGCCGTGCCGGTCACCTTGGCATGGAACCCAACGTTGTAGGGATTGGTCATGCTCGAAAGGGACGCCGTCGGGCTTTGGCCGACGTTGGTTCTGGAGATAAGAACAGGGGTCATGCCGTCACCTTTCAGGGATCAGAGGGGGCCGTCAAGCCCCCTCAAGGATCAAAGTTGAGCGTACAGGCAGGTGACCACCAGATAGCCAGCAGTGGTGGCACCAACCGTGATAACAGAGACAACGACCGTCTCCAGCACCGGGTCTGCCACGCCGAGGATCGTGACGCCATTCATCTTGGCAAGCTGCGCCGCAGTGAAGGTCGGGATCGTGCGACCGGCAGTCTTGGCGTTGACGCCGGAGACGTACTGGGTGCCAGCCGCCGCCGTACCGATACTCAGGGTCGCTGTGGTGGCGCTGTCGAAGGCCGTCAGAACGTCGACGTTGAAGCCGATGATGCGGCAGCCTGCTGGGACATAGAAGGTCGACGACACGGTGCCGACGCCAGCTTGGGTGATGGCGACTGCCTGCTCAAGAATGGCGTAGCCTTGGTTCGGACCGTACGTATCACCGGATTGCTTGGTTCCGGCAACCACTGGCCCAGAGAAGTGGGTAGCAGTCATGTTTCTCTCCTGTGAGAGGAGGGGGCCGAGGCCCCCACCATTGCCGGGTTACGTCGGGAACGAGCCATAGATGGCGCGCCAGTTGTTGTAGCCGAAGGAGTACCGCTCGTACCCTTTGACCAGCAGGTTATCCGTAACAAAGTCCACCTGCATGTCCGTTTCGAAGCCCACGCGAACCATGTAGGTCAGGCCTTCGATGTTGGTCATCAGGTACCAGTCGTTGGCGTCCGTCAGGAAGTCGTTGACGATGTAGCCATCCGGCAGGCCGCCGGCGGTCGACAGGATCGCGTTCACGTCGTTGTCGGCGGTGCCGGGACGCAGTTCCGTCTTGGTCAGGCGGATGGCGACCGGTTCCAGCGCCGGCGGGATGATCAGCTTACGGCCACGGGCAAAAATCTTCAGGCCAGCCTGATCGCGGAAGTTCGTCCGGATGGCAATCATCGCGGACAGCAGCGTCGATTCGTTCAGTTCGACGTCCGTCGCCGGTCGGTTCGCCACCGTGGTGCCGTCGATCGGGTGTGCCGTCGAGCAGAGAGCCACGCCGTCGCCGCCGATAGCCGAGTTGAAGACCGTGGCGGTGTTCAGCACGTTGGCACCATAGATTTCCTTGGTCTGCTGGAAGGACTGGACCAGACCGAGGTTCGATGGGTTGAACTGCGACTTGTAGAGGTTGTCATCCACCGCCTTGCGGGTGATGGCGTAGCCGAGGCCGATCTCGATGTGTTCTTGGTTGTAGATGAAGCGTTCCGACGCGTTGTTGTCGAAGGAGGTCTGGCCACCTTCGGTCTTCAACTGCGCCAGCCCGAGGAACCGCATTTCGGCGGTGCGTTCGAGGGCCATCTTCGAGTTCAGCTTGGTGAAAATCTTGTCGTATTGCGACGGGATTTGCGCGTACTTCCCCTCGACCTTCATCAGGCCGGGCAGTAGGAGGTCTTTGATCGCTGAAAGATTCACGGGCATGGGTCAACCTCCTCAGATGCCGGTAAGTTGCTTGGTAGCAACCGAGTTGAAGCCGACCAGCACCCAGTTGTAGGCGCCGGGTTGCGTACCGATGCCGGACGGCGGATCGGTGATCAGGCCAAGAACGCGGAACGGCAACGTCGCCGTGGTGTTCAGCGTGGCCGCGCTCAGGGCTGCCCCGGAGATGCCGGTTTGGGTATTGCCGGTGCCGATGGTGTAACCGATGTTGTTGTTCACGTCGGCCAAAGCGATCCCGGTCGCATCGGACTGGGCAACGAACCGCGCGTTGGGATCACTGATGTAGTAGATTTCGGGGAACTGCCCAGAGGCGACATCGGAGCCGGGCCAGTAGTTGTTCCAGATCGTCCGCTTCTGGGTGACGGACAGATACTTGCACCCTTGGAAGATGCCCGCGATGGTCGTGGAGCCGGTGCCGACCACGAGATAGCCGGAGGCGTTCGGTTCGATGGGGTCGCCATAGAACATGGCGGAGGCGTTGTATACACACTGCCCGATGACCTGTTCATAGGTCGGAGCCGAGCCATTGCCGCTGCGTTGACGAAAGCCGAAAGGCGCATTCGTGTTGGGCATCGGAATCTCCTCTTGTGGGAGCCGCCCTATTTGTCGCGCGCCGAGCCGACATCAGGCCGATGTTTGGCGAACCTCTCGCACCGGGGAGAGGTATATGGCACCACGGTAACACCATGGTACCTTTCTTGCAATGCCCCTCATTCGGGGACGGGTATTGACTCATAGCCCTTCTTTAGGACCTGCTTCATGTTCTTCGGGTTCGCGTCAAAGTCCGGCGTGATCCCATCGGGTCCGTGCTGAAGCTGCTGCTCCTTTTGGGTCCGTTGGTCTCTGGCGGCCTTGTGTTGCACGCGACGCGCTTCTGCGGTGATTTCCGCCGGACGCTCCATCAGGATCATCCCATCACGGATGATCGTATTGGTGTCGTCGTAGCCGAACGGCATCATTTCCGGGTGACGTGTCGCCGGAACAGCCTCCCAGCCCGATCTGGCCAGTTCCTGCATGTGCGCCGGGTCTTGCTTGTTCAAGATTTCCCAGCGTTTCCACTCATAAGTCCAGCCATCGGGGACCACGGAAGGGTCGATGTCGTACTTGTTCTGGATTTCCTCGATATGAGCGTTGCTCTCGCGGATTTCAGCCGCACGCGCGGCGGAGTCACGCATCGGCGGACGAGAAGGCGATTCTTCCTTAGGCTTCACGGTCATGCTTTGATCCTGCCTTCCTTGATGAGTCTGGACTTGTTGGCGGCATATTCAGCCTCGGTCATGTCGGAATCGCGGGCGAACTCGCGCTCCTGAGCAGAAAGACGAACATTGCCGGGGCGACCACCACCTCCGGTGTTGGCCGGAGCAGCAGGAGGAGAAGCTGGACGACGAGCTACCTGCGCCTCCGAATCAGCGTCAACCGTCTTCTTGATGCGGAGCATGGTCTCAACCCGATCGAAATACTCGTCGGTGTCCGGCGCCACCCCGTCGGCGATGACGAAGTTGTGGGCATTCACCATGCGGGCATTCAGTGCCGGGTTGGTCACAAATTCCGGGTGAGATCGAACCCAGTCTGCCGATCGAGGCGTGAGTTGTCCCGCGAAGGTATCCACGTCGGGAAGCAGCGGCTGCACAGGCCGCGTTTGCTGCGTCTTCGGCGCTTCCTTGGCCTGCTTCATGCGATCGCGGCCATTTTCAAGCTGCTGAATCTGGATGCGCCGCTCGGTGATTCCGTCTTGGATTTCTGCGGCACCAGCGTGGTCACCGACCCGCAAAGCCTCCGCCATTTGAGCCTTCAGGTCGAACATGTCGCGGTTGACCGTGTCCAGCGCGCTCTCGACCAGTTGCAGGTTGGTGTCGTCCACCTCAACCTCAGCAACAGAAGCGCGCTTCTCTGCAGCAATACGCGCCTTCTGATCTTCAAGGCGAGCCGCGCGCTCAGAGGCGATCTGCTTTCGAAGGTCTTCGATCGTCTCGTCAACAGACGGTGCGTCTGGCTCATCAGGCTCCGGCTCCTCGGTGACGTCATCGTCGATCAGATCATCGTCGTCATCAGCCATCGGGGTCTCCTCAGTAGATTAGGTCGGGATGTGACACCCGACCTTTGATGTTGGTGTCGATCAGGAGTCGGCAAGGCTCCTTGCTAACGGTGACGTTGTAGCCGTCGGACGGGCGGAACAGGAGCCAGTCTCCGACCTTGAACTCCAGACCTTGAAACCACACTCCATCCGGGTCCTTGAACGCCATCGGCCCAGCAGCGAGAAGCAGGCCGATCTTGGACTGGTATCGGTCCTCGTCGACGTGAGCCTTGGTAAGGTACAGGCCCGACGCTGTCTTCTCGGGGCGCATGTAGATCGCCAGAAGGACCTGATTGTGGAATACCTCGATCCCACCGACGTCGATCTTGTTCATCAGGAGCTTGGCTGGGTCTTCTTCGTGGGCCATATTCATTTGCGGCATAGCGCGGCTACCTCGTTTTGTCGACGATGTCTGCGGCTTTCTCCATCATGCCAAATATGTCATTCAGCGCACGGATTTCACCTACCGATTCACGGTAGCCCTCTATGTTGTGGATTGCAATCCCCAACGTCATATTGGTGGTCAGTTCTTCAATCCGAGCTTTGACGAGCTTCTCAAGTTCTGCAGCGAAAAGATTGCCGCTCACAATAACCGTCATTCTCTTCTCCTGAGTAAAGCAGGCCCGAGCCGGGAAAGGGGCGGCGCGGGCCTAACGTCGATCAGCCACGATAAGGGGGGGGTATCAGGCCTTACCGCCGCATTCCTTGATCTTCTCCAGACGCCCCTTGCCGCCACCAGCGCCGAACTCCATGTGGACCTTGCCACCGTTTTTGCGGGCCATCATCGGCGGAGCGCCGGGCGGAGGCATCATGCCGGGATGCGGAGGAGGCATGCCGACGCCACCAAGGCCGGTCGGCGGCATCATGGCAGGAGCGGGGCCACCAATGGGCGGCATCGGCATCGGAGGCTTCGGAGGCATCGGGGGAGGCATCGGGGGAGGCATCGCACCACCTGCCTCGGCACCGGGACGCGCGGGCGGCGCAATCACGATGTTGATGTTGGTGCTGCCCTTCTTGACAGCCCCACCGTCTTTCTTCGCCGTACGACCTCCGGCCTTGCGGCGCGTCATGTCCCCGGCCTCACGCATCTTCTCATTGTACCCCTCGGCAGCGTTGCTTGCGCGCTGCGCCATCGCAGCGTCGGTCACCTGATCCTGCAGGGGTTTGGCGCGGTCCATCGGCGCATCGGTTGAAATCGGAGTGTCGGTCCCCATAGTGCCTTGGGTCTTCAGCGTGCCAGACATCTTCAGCGGTGCATCCATGGTCAGGGTGCCACCGCCGGCCTTGGCTGCGCGTCCGCCGGATTTCTTCAGAAGCGTGACATCGTCACTATCCGGCTCGTTCGACTTCTGGCGGCCCTTCAGCAGGGCGTTGATCGCGGCGGCCTCGCGCGGCTTGATCCGCTTGTCCTTGCCGATCTCCTTGTCGACCGCCGTCTTGCTGTAGGAGGGGGCGCCGCCGGTAGCGTAGCCCTTCTTCATCGCACGCAGAACGCCGACTTCGTTCGTATCCTTGATCTTCTTCACGGAGTCAGAAGAGATGTCGTGGTCGATCGACATCTTGGTGTTCCGCTTCTCGTGGCCCTTGATCTCGGTCGGTCCACCCTTGGAGTAGCCTCCGACCTGCGTCTTGCCCGGGCGCGCATCATTCGCGGCCTTCTGGTCGGTGTTGGCCAAACCAATATTGCCGCCCATTGCCCGCGCCCGGCGGCCAGCGTGACATGCCTTCTGGTCCATACCCTCGACCTTGCCGCCCTCCTTGAAGGCACGCCGAGAGATCGGCTTCATGCCGACCTGCGCGCTGCCATCCGGGTTGCCTTTCGGCGGGGTGTAGCTCGACGAGTCCACGTTTTGCGCATCACCGCCACCAGCGAGGCGGCGGGCCTTTTCCTTCATCTTCTCGCGGAGGGCTTTGGCGTCCATCACTGGCTCCATTCAGGGGGTTGACTTTATGGCATCATACTTCGAAGCGACTTGCAATGCACGATCAATGTGTGCCGGGCGTTTCTGGGGTCGGTTCTTCAGCCACCACTTGAACCTGTCGATCGACATTTCTGTTACAGGCCCCAGTCGAAGATGCCCCTTGCCGTCCGAAAATCCAGCCCGGTAGGCCCTCTCGGCTGATCCACGGTCGTGGTATCCGAGCATGCATTTGTGCTCGTCGAACTTCTTCGTGCGGTGGTCTTGTTGGTCGATGACGTAGACCCGATCAGAGTTCCGGTCAGAGCCAATGCAAACATCCACATGATCACCGTCTGCGCCCTCCGTTCCCTTGATGTATCCGTAATCGTACGGAACACGACATTGCCACCCGTCGCCACGCCGGATCGTCCCCTTGGGGTTCTCGATCGACACCGGCAACCCTTGGAAGGAGATGTGCTGCTTCCGGTAGTTGCCGGCCTCCTTCTGGGCCAAGGATGGGTGAAGGTCGACCGTCATGCCTTGGACAAAGCCTTCTCTACAGCCCCACCGCGATAGTAGATACCACCGGTCAGCACCAGATCACGCGCCACCTCGGGCGGTATCTGGTGGCGCCGGGCGACGGACATGATGTGCTTTGCCAACATCTCCATCTTGGGTGCGCCGATCATGGTCTTCACGCCGGTCTGGCCGGACATGGACCCCCAGAGCCTCGCCTGAGCCGGCACAGCCTCCAGACCAACCTTGTCGGCTACATGCTCGCGGAACCACGGGGCGAAACTCTGGTGCTCCGCTCTACCCATGGAGGCCCCGATGTCCGTGGGGCCTTTGCGAGTGTCGGCCATCCCGACCGCCCGCGTGAAGTGGGCATCCGGCACCGGCCCCTTGGTCTGAAAACCTGTCTCAGGAACCCCCGACGCCTGCACATAGAGCGGAACCTTGGGGTTGTCCGAGATAATCCTGCCATTTTCTAGGTACTTCTTCAGTGGGCCAGATTGCGACGTCTTGTGGTAGGCGTGCGACATCATCGGCTTCAGGTCCGGCGGGAAGTCCGGGCCACGGTTCTTCTTGGCGATCCCGCCGAAGTTGTGGAAGTCGTTGATCCGCTGGTGTTGCTGCAAGTAGTGAGCCGCCAGCCCCCGGTTGATCTCGGTCTCCACCCGGCTGCCGGGTGACATCATGCCGATGATCGTGTTCAGGTTCCGGTAGTGCTCAGGGGCATCATCCTCGCCGACAAGCTCCTTGATGCGCTTGTAGACCGGGTCCATCGTGTACCACGCATCCATACCCTTCTTCAGCCCGGGGTGATTGCCAGCCTCAACCAGATTGTCGATAAGGCGCTGGGCATTCATGGGGTTCATGGTGTTCAGGGCAGATAGTGACCCTCTGGCGTTCTTGGACGTGGCGATATTCGGCTCCACGTTGCCTTTACGCCCCTCTGACATCTCGTGAAGCTCATCACGGGTCACCCCGAACAGCCGCTTCATGGCGACATCCTCCGGCGCCACCCGGCTGGCAGCCTCTGCGGCGATCTCCTTCGGGTTGCCATAGATGCCCGGGTACCGATTGCGGTATGGGTCCATAACCGTCTGATTTGCCGCCTTGTTGACCATCTTGATGGCCTTGCTGATCGACTCGTTCATTTTGCGGCTCCACCTCTCTTGAACATCAAGTCCGGGTGGCTGCGAAACAGGGAAACCCGCTCCTCGGGTGAGCCGTAGGTCATGACCTTCTTGACGCCGGACTCGATGAGACGACGCGCGGTCTCGGACTGGGCCGCCGGAACAATGGCGGCGGGGAATGCCGATAGCGGAACGGCACCCTTGTGCTTCGCCTCGAAGTACTCGGATGGCATTGAGTGCGCCTTCCTCAGGAGGGCCTGCACTCTGGCGCGTGTATCAGGCGGTATTGGCCCGAACCAAGTGGGTTCCTTTCCCTTGGAGAGATCAGAGATCGCCTCCGAGGCGGAATCTAAATCTCGGAAATTCCCCCCGCGCGTCATAGCCAGATCGTTGATGAGGCTATCATACTCGTCGCTCAAGGCCTTCTTGTGGGCTTCTATCTGGTCTGACGGAACGATCTTGTCGCGGGACGAGGTAATCTCGCCCATGCTCCTGAACTTCGGTGTCACCGCAGCCCGGAAGCTGCCTGCGCCGTAGTTCCAGCCCTCCGATCCGGCTTCGTGCGCCTTTGCCTTTCGCATCTGTTTAACGACCGCGTCCAACGTGTAGGGGCCTGATGGCCTGCGGTTGCCGCTCGGCGTGAACCTATCATCCGGGAACAGCACGCGCTTGGTGCGGCCATAGGCACGCAGCCCCGGCATGTGGCTGTTGCTGTAAGCGTCCATCCCGAGCTTATTGCGCACCTCGTCGACGTGACTAATCAGGTAGTCGAATTTTTTCGGGTCAATGCCACGCGACAAGCCAAGCTGAGCGGTGCGCATCAGTTCGTCTTCGTGGTCGAAATTGCTGGGGTCATGCCCGATGGACATGACGTCCCGCATGTGGCCGAAGTTGGGGTCTGCCTTGGCGTTGCGCCGCGCTTCCGCCGGATCGTCAAAGACGACGGCTCCGCGTGGCTGCCGACCCGTGTAGGCATCGTTCGGCCACACATTGACCTTTGGGCTAGGCGTCACCATGCTGGGGTGCGCCAATAGGGTTGTGTCGCCAAATCTGGTCAGCGGGTGGCCAGCCTTTGAGATCGCCATCGACGGCAGTGGGATGCCCCCGATGTCGCTGGCCACTTGGACGCCGGTGTCGCTGATGTTGTGGTGGCCAACCATCGGCCCCTCGATGTCACCGCCGCGCGCGAAGGCTGGGAACCCGCTTTCCTTGATGCTGGATCGCATCTGGTCCGTGATCGGTAGGTGGGCGTACTGGCCTTCCGGGAGATCGCGGATGTCTGGACCACGCGGAAGCGTGCCAGTTGGCTCGTACGTCCCGACCTTTACGCTGGGATCGTGCTGCTGCGCAAGCTTGGCGAGACTCTTGGGGAGCATCTGGTCGTAAAATTGCTTGAAGCCCTCGCCGCCGAAGTCCATATCACCCTTCAGGCGATGGACCTTGGTGCTGTTCGGGTCCGTGTAATACGGTTCCCTCGGCTGAGACAGCAGCGCCTTGGTGGCCTCATGCCCGATCAGGCCCGGAAGCTCCTCCGGCTCGTACATGCCGTCGTGGACGTGCCTTCCGTCCTTTCCGGCCCAGAACGCCTTGCTCTCCGGATGGTACACCATCTCATCGACGTGCTTGCTCATGTTGTACCGGCGCGCGTGGACCTTGCCGGGGGCGATCGTGATGCCGTGGTGGCCCATGACTGCCGCGTGGTGCAGGATGTGCTTCAGTGCGAGGTCGGTCCAGCCTTGGGTGCTGGTGACGTAGGGGCCGCGCTTGATGGCTTTGGCGTGGAGGCTCAGCTTATCGGCGGCATCCTCCACATCCTGATGCATCTTTGTCAGTTCCGGCGTCTGCTCTGTCATCGGGGTGGTGCGGGACTTGGCGTAGTAGGCCTCGCGCTTGGCGGCCCAGTCCCTGCGAAGCTGCGCCTCGATTGGATCGCCGTGCATGTGGTCGTGAAGCTCGTCCTGCAGGCGCTCATACTCTGGGTCGTTCATCATCTTGTGGTAGTCGCCACCGACACCGTTACCGGTGTATTTATACATGACCGCCTTGAGTTGACGCGTCAGATCGTCGATCTTGGCCTGATCCCTCACGATCGGCGGCTTGAACCCCTTCTCACGGCCTTCCTGACCCCAGTCGGACTGGACCTCCTCGATATGCAGGAGCTTGCGGCCATCAGCGGTGCGCCGGGTCGTCGTGCGGAAGTGTGCGAGGAGGTTGTTCTTCTGGCGGCCTTCGAAGTGGGGAGACTGGTAGGCCTCCTTGCCACGGTCAGAAGGCAAATTCAGCAGATGCTCGGTATAATTAGAGCCGCCCGGGGTGCTGTAGTCCTCGTACTGGGTGGGGTCCTCGCCATACGTTCCGAGTTCCCGATGCGATACCTTCGGCACCGCGCTCTGGAAGTGCATCTTGGCATCACCGGCGGTGATGCGCCCTTCCAGCGGTGGAGCGTTCTCGATCTCTGCTGGTTTTACGCCCTTGTTCTTGAGCATGGCGACCAACTGTCCGGCGTCCATCCGCTGATCATGCGGCATCGCGGCGAGAATCTGTGCAGCCTTGCTGTAGAGGTTAACCATGGCTGATCTCGATGTAGCCGCCCCGCTGGAACGCCGGGAACCCTCGGGACAGAATGCTCTGCCTCGCCTTCTCGGTCAAGGGGATCGCAAAGTGGCCAGTGCTCAGCTTGGTCGGCGTGATCGATGGGTCATGCATCTGCACATGCTTCACCAGCGACTTCGGAACGTCGTTTCCATACAGCTTCTTGAAGCCGGTCCCCTCGTTGTCGTGCCACCGTTTCATCTGCTCCTCAGGGGTGGACACCGAGACGCCGTCGTAGCCGCCCTCCGCTGCCGTATGCAGCAGATGCTTCATCGCCAGATCGATCCACGGCTGGCTGTCGGTCGGTGACACGTATGGCGCCGTCGGCGGCGCGGCCTGCAGCTTGGACAGGCGGCCCACTTCGGCGTCGGCGGCTTTCCATTTAAGGCCACCCGGGTCTGTGCGTTGGTCGATCATTCCGCGCCTGTTTTGCGCAGCCTCGATCTCTGCCTCCGACACAGGTCGATCGGCGGTCATGCCCATCTTGCGAGCGGCGGTGTTCCAGTCGGACTGGGTCTCGTGCAGGTGTAGGTATTTACCGAGCGGCTCATGCGCTCTCAAGTAGGCACGATTCAATGCGTGCGATACCTCCTGATATTCAGGGTGACCAATGGCATCCTGTTCAGAAAGACCTGAAGCCATAAGTCTTTTCTTCAGATCAGATCTGTCGTTGGCTATCTTATGGATGTCTTCACTGTAGAACGGTTCCGACACCGGCTCATGATCCTCCATCCGCAGATGGGCCACGACGTTCGGATCACCCGGCCAGTGCGGGTGGCTGAAGTTCTTGTGGACGTTCTCGAACGGCAGCGTCAGCAGGTGCTCGCGATAGTTCTGCCCGCGCGACAGTCCTTCGGTGTATTTCTGGTAGCGGCGCTTGTCAGCCCCGGCTCCGTCTGCCATAAAACCCTGAAATATCGCCTCCTCCTCCGGCGTGCGCTCGCTCGTGCGCATCCGGTATAGCCGATCACGCTCTGTCAATTCTTCCGGTGTCAGGTCGATAGGCTCCTCGTACTTCTTGGTCACGACGCTGGGGATGGCTTCATCGAAAATAGAGGCCATGTCTTCTCGGCTGCTGGGGATGCTTGTGTCCCCAAACCCTCCAAGGGTACGCCCAGCCTGATTGATCTCAGCCTGCTTGACCCCACGACCGGGCAGCGCCGCCAGATACTGGCTGGCTGGCGCCTGCTTCATCGGTAGGGACCGGATCGCCTCTGCGGCCTTGCTGTAGAGCTTCGCGGTTCCGCCGGTGGCGAACTCCTCCGGGTTGGCGGCGCGGAGCGGCCCGGCGGTTCTTGTCGTTTCTCCGTTCTGTTTCCAGTGGTGCAGGATGTCGACTGAGCCGATCCCTGACGTGTAGCCACCGTCGGTGTCATAGTGGAACGACGGGGTGTAGCCCTCGAACAAGGTCGGCTGGATGCCAAAGTGCGCGAAGCTGAACCGCTTCGGATCCGACATGTGCAGGCCGGTCACCTTGATCTTGCGACCCTTGGCGCTGGTGAACTCGTCGCCGACCCGAAGGCCGCGATGCAGCCCCGCCGCGATGCCCCGCCGAACCACGTCTCCGTGCTTGGCCATCCGGGTGAACGTGTCATTCTGCTCCTGCGACAGCAGGCTGCGAGGCGTGCTGATGTCCACCGGGCCACCCTCGGCAAAGGCAGACCGCAGCTTGCCGATCTTTGGCATCCGCTTGAGGTGGTCGGTGTACCAGCCGCCGGAGGTGGAGCTTCCCTCGCTGTCCTTGACACCCTGCTGGACGCTTGCGGTCGGGATGTACTGGACGCCGTTGTGCTCGATCAGGGTCGGGTTGTAGCCACGCTCCCTGAACAGCCTCATGTTCATGTCGGTCGGCTTCCATTTCTGGACCGTGTGGTGCGTAATCTCGACAGGCGGCAGAAGGTCGCCCTTGACGTTCCGGCTCTGCAATTTGGTGCCGATGTCCAGACCTTCGTATGCACCAGCCTCGCGCGCCTTCCGTACTGCATCAGCCATCTCAGACACTGTGGCTCGAATGTCGGCGCCCAACTTGCGGTGGAACCGGTGCAGTCCGAGGTCTTCAACCTCACCACCCTCGGCCTTGTGCATCGCATGCTCGTTTGCATCGTACGATCCACGGTTTCCGAGGGCAGACTTGATCTGGTTCGGGATCAGCGGCACGAAAGACTTGCTGCCGGGGTCTTCGACCCGGTTCTGATACATCAGGCCGTCGAAGCCGGCGTCCTGCAGCAGGTCAGATGCGCGCCGGTAGAAGGCAACGTTTCCCGGGCCGCGCTCTAGAAGCTCCGGGCGGTTGCGCGCCTGATGGGCGATGTCTTCTATGGCGTTGGCGTGGCTATGCTTGCCGTGCTTCCGCAGCGCCGTCGCCACCTGACGCAGCATGTCCTTGTCGTTATACCAGCTTTCACCGTAGCCGTCATCTTCGCGGCCAAGGTTCAGAGGCCGCTTCATGCTCAGATGGACTGGCATGATCTGGGTGTCGTGGGCGTGCTTCGACATCGGAAGGCGCGGGTCGAAATCTTGGTACCGTCCATACAGACGTTCAGATGCCGCCTCCTTTGTCCCGAAATGCGACAGCGGGAAGAAGGTCCCGAAGTCCTTTCGGGTGCCGTGGTAGACGACATCCGGCACATCAGGATGGTTGCCTGCAAGGAATGCAGCCCTCTTGGCCTGCCGGTCCGGGTCCAGCGGCTGGACGCCCGGCTCCATAGTTTGCTGGTGGCCGCCGTTCTCCTCCAAGATGCGCTTCATCTGCTCCACCAGCCTGTGGTCGTCTCCGCCGTTCACCGGTCCGCCATCGGCGAACCGATCCACCGGATGAGCCTTGGTCACCTTCCCTCCAGCCGCATGCACCGCCCGGGGCACGCCCGGCATGTACTTGGACGCAGGCCCAGCCGGTCCGGTCGCACGCTTATTGGCCATCACGGCGCGGGCGAGATCGAGATCACTTGCCTTTGACATTGGGGATAGCCTTCATCTTGTTGGCCTCAACCTGACGCGCCAGATCAAGCACGCCCTTGAAATGCAGCATGTCGCGGTCGTGGGCCATCTCTGCCTCTTGGTGCATCTGGTCGGCATCCGTCCGCATCTGTTCGGTCATCACCCCGGCCTCACGGTCGTCATCGCGGCTCTGATCCTGCATTTTGTCCCGCTGGAACGCCAGCGCGGCGAGTTTCCCCTTCTGGTCGAGGTCCTGACCCTTCAAGTCAAGTTCCCGGTGCCTCAGGGCAATCTCTTCCGGCGCCATACCCTGAGGACCTGCCAGCCCACCCTGCGGAGACCCCTGCTGCACCTTCAGCATCGCAGCTTGCGCCCGCATCGTGTCCGCATCAGCCCTCTGCTGGTCTGCCTTGATGTCGGCCATACCCTTGATGATCTCGGGTGTCGGCTGTCCGCGCTGCGCGGCGGGAAGCAGGAACTGGTCTGGGTTAGACCAGCCCATCGCCAGCATGGCCGCCTTGTCTACGGCGATCATGTCGTAGGCCTGCTGGTTCGACATCGCCAGTTGCTTCAGGGCCATGATCTTCATCACGCGCTGCGCGTGGCTGGACGTGTTCGGGTCGGCCTGCGGCACCAGATCATTGTCGTCCAGCGCCTTCAGCAGGACCTCCTCGTTCCACTTGATCGTCGGCTTCTTGGTCCGCTCCCAGAAACTCTCCGGATGCTCCTTGAAGCAGTCCTTCAGAAGCTGGAACTCGTGGGCCTGCGCCGCATGCATCCGCTTGTGGACGCTGTTCAGCACCTTCATGGCCTGCTCGATCATCGCCAACGTGGTGCCCACCGGCGCATCTGCGCGGCCCTCACCCACCTGCATCTCGGAGGTGCCACCGACCCGCATGCCGGTCTGTGCCATGTTCTCCACAAGCTGCATCATGCCGGGACCAGCCTCCTTGTAGGGGAGAGGCATGATCGCGGCCCGGATGTCGCCGCCGTTGGTTTTGACCGGCGCGCCTCCGCCCGGCGGGACCCGGAACTCGTTGGTGTTCTGACGACCGCCCGCATCGGCGAACAGGAAGCCCGGGAAGTTGGCGAACATGCCAGCGTCCAGCATCTCGCGCCACGCTGCGGTGATTGCGTTGGTGGTGTTCCCAAGGATGTGCAGCAGCCCGATCCCGTAGAAGCCGAAGCCGGGGATGAATGTGTACTGGACGAACGTCTCCCGCGCCTCAGGCAGCAGGTCAGTATTCTCGTCGTAGTTCCGTACGATGCTCAGCACGGTGCGGCTGGTGACGTCGATCGTGACCCGGTACGGGATTTCCAGACCGGTCGGCTTGTTGCCCTTCTTGTGCTCGAATCCCGGGATGTCCAGTTCGCAGTAGACCTCGTAGATTTCCCGGTTGCGATGCGCCGGATCGTTCGTGACATCCCTGACGCCCTGTTGATCTTCCTTCGCCTGCTTGGCGGCGTCCGGGTCTGGCAGCTTGGCCGGCTCCAGATCGATGTCCTTGTAGACACCCAGAAGCTGCAGCCGCCTCACGGTGGACGGCTTCAGCCACACCCGGTGTGTTACCCGGCTGGCGGTGGCGAGGTCGGTTGCCTTGGCACCAACGATCAGGTCCTCGGCGTCGACGCTCTCGCTCACCGGCCTGTTGCGAAGTGGGCAGAAGTAGACCTTCTTGAACGACAGGCCGCCGAAACCCAGCATCAGCAGCATGCGGTCAGTGTCCGGGTAATACTCGCGCGCCACCGTAGTCAGGTAATGGTTGAAGTCCTTCTCCAGCGCGTCAGCCACCTCGTCCCGATCCGGCGTGCCGTCGGTCGAGTCATCCCTGATCTTGACGGGGCCGTCGGTTGGCAGAAGCTCGGATCGCGCGTTGGCTTGGAACCGCAGCACCGCCTCCTGCAGGAGCGGGTGACGCACCTTGGAGATGCCCGCCATATCGTCGCCGCTTCCGGTGCCGCTGCCCACCTCGATCGTCAGACCCAGCAGCTTGATACCCTGCGCGCGGTTCTCGATCCATTCATGCCGGCTCTCCAGATCGTCTTCGACCCCACGAATTAGGTCGTCCACGATGGTGGAGAGTTCACCAGCGTCAATGTCGTCAACGAGGTTGTCGAACCAGCCGTCAGATTGCTGCTCGCGTTCTTCTTCTTCAGGATCGACCGGCTGCCCGTCGATGTTGATGACGATCGAACCGTCATCCCCCTCGACTGAGACATGCGTGCCTTCAGGGATCAAGCCAGCCATGCGGGTCTCCTTGTTCAGAAGACCATAGCAGACCGATCACGGTCGCTCAATGGGTCTGTCTGGGGGCCGTCGCTTCCATGTAGGCCTTGACCGTCTCGTTCAGAATATTGGCTAGTTGCATCATCTCAGCCGGGCTTCCGAAGTCGATGCTGCAGCCGAGGCGGTCGAAGCTGTCAAGCACGGACTCCATTTGTTCGCTCTGGATGACGCCGGATTTGACCTTCGCCACGGTGTCGTCATCCAGAGCGTCGGTGCTTGCGAACGCCAAGGTGATCACGCGGGACGTCGACATGACTGTCTCACCCATAGGCACGCGGGTACCAAACACTGCCGCCGTCGTGTTCTTCGAATAGATCAGCCTCATGCTATCACTCCCATCAGGTAGGCTTCACGGCAGTCGGTCGAAAGCCGGATAAGATCGCCGTTACTGATCCTCCCGTGCGTGATGTTGATCGGTCCGTCCGGAAAGGCAGAGACCGACTTCTTCAGGTTGGCCGTGTCGATGATGATCTTCAGCGGCACATCCAACGGCATCTCTATCAAGTGCTGCCCGGCAGACTTGACTGCATTTCCGCGCTCGGTGCCAGTAACCCACAGCCCAGACTTCTTGGCCTCAAGCGTGACCATCGGCTTGTCTCCGTCGGACGAACCGACAGCAGCCACGGCGATTGCGTCCAAAAGGTCGCCCCTCTTGATAGATGCCACCTGCCCGATCTCTTGCACGCGGGAGACGACATCCTGCACATTCGGGAAGGCCTCACCCAGAATCGGACCCCACATTGCTGCCCGAACAACTGTCGCCACCCACTCTCTCTCGTGAATGTCGATGGCTAAATCATCACCAGATGCCTTGATAACATCAATAGCATCGTACGGAACAGTTCCATTGGCGCTGAGCTTAAGGCCCGGAACAAGGGATCGCAGCATGAACGGTCCGGAGGCACCCCAGATGTTGACGCCGGAAGCGTGGCTCTGGAACCAAAGCCCGCGCATGTTATAGCGGACCTTCTCCTTCGACATTCCGGCGGCTGCGAACTTGATGGCATCAGTCAACCCGTCTCGGCTGATGCTGTCAACCGGTGGCACTGCGACAGCAGGCACGGCCCTCGGGTCCGTAGACATCAAGTCAATCGAAGACTTGCCGCAGGTGATTCTCAGACTGCTGTCCTCGAACGTCATCACCACGTCGTCACTCTTGGCCGCCGCCACAAACTTGGCGAAATCGGCGTGTCCGATGACACAGGAAGCATCCTCACCTTCGCCGCAATCTACATCAACGCTGACTCCGATGTCATTACTCTGCGACTTGAGCGTCAAGGTCACGCCTATCCGGCTCAGCTTGACGAACTCACCGATGGCATTCTCTGCCACCGGCTTGATCAGCTTCAAAGCTTCTCCCAGAGCCTTGCGGTTGACAATGACGAAGCTCATCAGAACCCCAGTGGGCTGATGACAGCGGTCTTGGCAGGCGGCTCAGCTTTCTTGACCGGGTCGCCCCAGATCAGCACGGTGCGGCGGCCAGCCTCGGCCATCTCGGACGCAATCGCCACGGCGCGCTCCGGCGTGTCGGCCAGACGCGCCACGAGGCCGCTCGGCGTCTGGTAGGCCACGATCTGGGTGCCCGGACCCATCGGGATCGCCTCATAGGGCAGCATGGTCTTGCGGCCACGCTTGGGCTTGGTCATCTCGTCAGTCATGGTGGTTCCCCTCAGTAGGTGATGAAGTCTAATGGCAGGCGAGAGATGGGCGGGTTGTCGTGGAACACCATGTCCCGCACCTCCTTGATGGTGCGCCAGATGCGAGCCGCATCCGGGTGGGTGTCGATCTCCGCCGCCGTCATCGGCTCGGCGACGTAGGCTTCGGGCGGAATGGAGCATTCGAGGAGGTAGCTCACTTCGGCACCTCAGGCTCATGCTCGGAAACGAACAGCCGGAACGCCTCCATGACCGCCGCCGCCTCGTTCTTGGCATCCAAGGCGTAGGAGCGATTGACTCCGTCGTAGGCCAGCGTGCCGCGCACGTCGACCTCCCACTTGCCGTCCCGGCTGAGCTTGCCGCCGTCGGACTCACATGTGACCCTAGACCCCATATATGTTCCCTCCATCAGATGATTTACGCAGTTTAGTCGCACCTTCCAGTTCTTGCAAGCGTTCATTCTTCCTCGTCAGCAGTCCGATTGTTCGCATCCAGTTCAGGGCCATCGTCACGGTGTCAACGCGGTCATCGTGCTGACCCTTCGGGAACACGGAACACTCATCAATCACGCCACCGGCCCATTCCTTCCAAAGCTCCGTCTCCGGCGTCCCCGGAGCGTAGATCATGCCCTCCTGAAACAGGTGCTGGATGCTGTAGGCCCGGCTCGACTTGTCGACACTTTTGGGGTCGTACATCACAACCTGCCAGTCCTCGTTCTGGTAGAGACGCCTCATCTCCTGCGCCACCGAGTGCCCCGCCGCCTTGTTCTCGATCAGCAGGATGTCGACGTGGTACCGCGCGCAGTTGAAGTGGACCCGCTCCACCAGATCGTGAAGCTCCAGCCGCTCGGCCCACGCGTAGGCCATCATCACCTTCGGCGCGGGCTGCATGTAGTCCGGCTGCCGGTCGTTCGGCGTCAAGTCGATCGTGCGCCCATAAGGATCAATCGTACGAGTTGCAAACGTCCCGTCGGCATTGCGGAAGATGCCCCAGATCGTCATGGCGCTGGGGTCGTTCTCCTGCTTCTCGGTATAGGCGGTGTCGAGACTAGCGACTACGATCTCGAAGCGTGGGTAGATCTTCTCGGTCCACATCTGCCACCAGTGGGCCTTCAGGATGCCGCCACCGCGAGGGGCCGGTATCTGCTGCATCTGACCGGCAGTAGCATACTCGCCCAGAACCTTCTCGTCCCGGTCCACCACGCTCTCGGGAAACCGGTCAGGGAACAGAAGCTCTCCTGCCTTGGTGCGCGGGTCCTCGATCCCAAGCTGGGTCGGTCTCGCGCGGCCCGGGTCGTACCGCATAGGCAGCATGATGTGGTCGTAGCCGAGGTCGCTGTCGAGGATGAACCCCGACACGTCTGCCTCATGCAGGCGCTGCATGACCACGAGGATCGCCGACCGGATCGGGCTGACCAGACGCGTCGGGATCGCCTCGCGGAACAGCCGCACCGTGTGGCGCCGCTCGGCGTCAGACTCGGCGGTCTTCACACTGTGCGGATCGTCGACGACTACGAAGTCGGCCCGCTTGCCGGTGACGTTCGACCACGTCGCGGCCTGCCGGAAGCCCCTGCGGGTGGTACTGAGCAAGTCGACCTTGTCCCGCTTGATGATGACGCGGTCGCCCCACTGGCGCTGATACCAGTCGCTCTTGACCAGCGTCCGCGTGTTGTCGGTGTCCCGCTCGGTCAGTTCTTGCGAATGCGTGACCGACAGGAACCGCTTGCTCGGCATGTTCTTTGGACCCCAGACCCACGCCGGGAAGAACACGCTGAACAGCAGCGACTTCATGGTGCCCGGAGGCACATTGCAGAGCAGCCGGTTGTAGATTTCGCCGTTCTCAAGCTCGACGCCTTCAGCGATCGCCTCAAGGTGGTAGCAGATGAAGTCGATGTGCCAGTTATGGACGTAGGCGTTGCCCGGCTCGATGACATGCCACGCCGCCTTGACGAACTCGGCGAACGACCTCTCGCACCTCTGCTTCTCGATCTCCATCAGGACCGATCTGGGTGGGTGGATGAGGGCAGCTGCGTTCATACGAGCAAGAATACCGCCGCCCACACCCAGATGACAATTACCAGAAAGATCAGGAAGCGGATCACTTCGTCACCTCGTATGATCCACACCAGTCTTCGTCAGCATAGACTACCGGCCACGGAAATCCTTTGGCATTGTAATCCTTCACCGTAGGTGGGTTCAGGCAACAAAGACTAACCTGCCCCTTCGCCCGCATGAAACGACACGTCCCACAGTGTTCGATCAATTCGACCTCCTTCTTGTAGAACCGCATGTCGATCAGGGTGAAGTCCTCATTCCTGTACTGAACCCTCAGACCAGCCGAGGTTGCAGTGACAGTGCCAGTATGAACCGGGGAACCATATGGAACAGCAAGACCATCGCCGAAGAGGCAGACAAAGTGTCGGCTCTTATCCCCCTCTTCACGCTGAACCCACGCCAGATGTGCAAACTCAGCAATCACCATCTGCGTGTCCGTTGGCTTGATCTGCCTCAACATCACCATTCCCCCTTGATCTTGATCACCTGCACCGGTCCTACCGGCGTGTCGTCGTCGAACACCCCGACCGACAGGCAGCCGCCGAAGCAGGCGCCGGTGTCTAGGTTCGTGCGGTCAGCCAGAAGCTCCGGCTCACCATGCGGTGTGTGTCCGTGGACGTCCGCAATCACGTAGGTCTGGGTCATGACGATGGCACCATACGATGCACGTTCTGCCAGTAGCCGCGCCAGATTGCATAGGCGCGGTCACGAATGCCACGGGGGCTGCGGCCGGTCTCCTCACAGATCGACTGAAGGCTGGAGCCGCTGGCGATCATGTGCATCAGGTCCTGATCCTGCTCAGTCGTCCACTCGACCCTGACCTTCTCAACCATGACCGGATGAACGGTGGGAATGTCGAACGCCTCCTCAAGGCGGTAGCCGACGCCCCAGACCGTGGCGATGGTGGCAGGGCACTTCTTCCGAAGCTTGCATATCATGACGTCCAATATCTTGATCTCGACCTCAGGGTCGGCCCCCCACACCGCCGCGAATAGTCGATCCTTATAGACCACCTTTCCGGCGTTCTGGTTCAAGAACAGAAAGATGCTGGCCTCCGTGGTGCTCAGTTTCCATTCCTCCATCAGCCAAGCGCGCTTGTCCGCCGGCTTGCCTGCCATTTCCTCAATCATGTGCAGAGCCGCCGCGAGGCGTTCGCCCGGCGGAAGCTCCATAATCTGATCACGCGGGTTCATACTTTCCCCTCAAAGAAGTTACCAAATGATATATTATACTAGTTGTTCACTCATTGGAAGTAAAAAACATACCCACAACAACGATGATGAATCCGACAGCGCAGGCCGCCATCCACAGGTCAAACGCCATCATCATCGTCTTCATCCTCCTCCTGCGGCAGCTTGGCGCCGGTGGACCGCATGACCTTCTCCAGCACGTCCAGTTCCTCCATGGATAGGCCAGACAGGTCCAGCTTGACCTTCGCCTCGGTCTGGATCGGAGGCGCGTCAGCATCGCCGCCGACGGCCAGCTTATCGCCATAGACCCGGGGCTTCAGTTTCGACAGAATCCACTTCTTGGCGTCGATCGCGATCCGAGCCGCCTGATGCTCGTACGTTCCATTCAGGGTGCCTTGACCGATGTCGTCGATGTCGTCAGCCATGGTCTGCAGGCGCACCTCGCGCGCACGCGTGTAGCTGTCGGCGAAGGTCGGGTTCGCAGCCAACCACGAGTACAGCCGCCAGCGTTCAGGCATGTCGTCCGCCTCGCAGACAGCCTTGACCGAAGGCTCCTGCATGATCCTCTCGCAGATCAGGATTGCCAGTTCGTCGGTAAGCTCTGTGGGTCTGCCGGTCATTGTATTCTTCCCCTCTGGATGCGGCGAAGCTCCTTCATGATGTCATCATCGGAAGCTTTGGAAAGGTGAGGCATCCAGCGTCTGGCAAGCTTGAAGTTTTCCTTGATATTGCGCCTGATCTTTTTTGGGGTTGTAGGCGCAGGTCCTTCCGGGCATCCAGACGCGATATACGCTTCACACTGAGAAAGAGACTTTTCGAATAGGTCAATGCTCTCCAGAAGTTTTTGTGCCGCAAACTTAGTGATCATTCTTCATATCCAGATATGCCTGCGCCATCGCGCGGTTATCGTTGTGCTCGCCTTCCTGCAAAGATAGCACCCGCAAGGCATCATGCAAATCCCGCAGTTGCCTTTGTGCCGTTACAATCTCGGACCGCAGGTTCTTGCACCGCGCCCGCGCCGCATCCCGCAACTCCGTCTCCCGCTCCATCGCCTCCTTCAGGGCAACGTACGTCATACCGCGCATGTTCACTAATCCATCCTCGCCACAACGTAGGAGCCGCCAGCCTTCTGCACCACTGCCACCCATCCGAACGGGTAGACCAAGACGATCTCATTGCCGTGCAGCGTGCCGCTCGCCACCGGGTAGATCGTTGGGTCACCCTCGTAGTACAGACCGTAGGAATCCACCATCGTGAACTCCTTGAACGGCACCCAGCCACCGCCGTGGGCGTAGTTTTCGTTCAACTGCTCGACAGCCCCATGCGGGTCATCCTCGTAGAGCATGGCGGGGATCACCCCCGCCCGCCAGTTGTTCTCGAAGCTGATCATTTCTTGATCCCCAACATTGCGTCCCACAGGAGCCGCCACTTCTCCGAGTCCGGCAGGTCCAAGAACGCGTTAAACTCCTGATCGTTCTGGTTCTCCAGCTTGCGCTGTCGCATATCATGAATGTCCGAGCACTCTACACAGAGACCAGCAGTGTGCCGCCAGTCCCCCTGCTTCCCGCAGATATTGCACCGATGGTTACTCATTCTTCACCCATGGTGAAGAAGACATTCTGTACGAACCCCCCGCCGACCCATATCAAGAGGCCGGCCATCCACTGTCCATCCACGACAAAACTTGCCCCCAGTGAGACCGTGATCAGCCCGAAGAGGCTGAAATTGCGATCTACAAAAAACCACCTGATCATTCCTCCGGCTCCATCTTTTCGTCGCACTCGCCGCAGGTCACGTTGATCCCCAGTTTGCCCCAGATATTCGTCTGGCACGTCGGGCAGGTGTACTTGACCTTGGACAGGTCCTTCTTCTTCGCCATAGCCACCTGAGCCTGCGTGAAGTACGGCAGCACCACGGGGCACCTCAGCGCGGCGAACGGCCCATTCTCGTCCACGTAGTGGTTCATGTTCCGCCCGGTCTTCTTGCCGCCCGGGGTGCCGTCTGCCGAGCAGATCAGGCCGACCTTCTCCATCTGCGCCGCAAACTCGGTGTTGTGATAAACCTTCTCCGGGTACTTGTGCCCGAACTCCTTCTGCCACAGGTGGCACATCTCATGCACCAGTGTGCCGAAGACCGACTCCATCGTCCGATCCATCGTCTCGGGGTTCAGCGCGATCTCGTGCAGCGTGTGCCCATCCTCGCGGTTCTTGAACTGGTCCGGCCAAAAGTACCCATTCGCCTTCCGCTTGCGGTGGATCGTGAAGAACACCTCCGGCAGCTTCGACTCGAACAGGTTGTCGTTGTAGAACTTGAACGACTCCTCCAGCCCCTCGTAGGTCTCCTTCGTCGCCGACCGGTAGTTGGCCAGCGGTGCTTGCACCACGGGGACCAGCGCGGTCGACGGGGCCTTCTTCTTGTGGCTGCGCTTGACCGGCTCCGGCGCCAGAACGTGCTTGTTGATCCGGGCTTTCGTTACTTCAGAGATCGCCATCTTCATCATCCCCATCATCGTCGGTTTTATTGTTCAGCAGGCTGTTACCCTCGGCATCCCACCAGCCGCTCCTGACCCCAAGGTCAAACTCTGCCTTCCGCTTGGCGTCCGTCCGGGCGATCGCCTCGGGGGTCTGCAGGGCGTCGTAGGCTTTCCGGTTCTCCTCGGCGATCTCCGCCTCGATCTCATCCCAGTCGGTCATTGAAATCTCCTATGTCCGTACGATGCACTCTACACCGCACGGACACTTGTTGTCAACGAGTTTTTACTTCCACGATCTCGCATCCATCGACGCCATCCTTCGACGCCCACCGCATCTTCTGCTCGACTGCCAGATCGTACCGACCGCACCACGCCACGCAGTGCCAGACCAACCAATCCTTCGACTCGATCTCCGCCAGAGCCTTTGCCTTGTGCAACGCAAACCACTCATCCGGAGATGAGCATCCGGCCAGAGCCTCGGACGACGACCGCTTCATGCGATCGACCTCCACCTGATGCTGCTCGATCGTGCGGTAGTTCGGTTTGTCCAGCCACTCGCTGGTGCCGTTCACGATGGCGTGGTGGTACCAGAAGTTTCTGTCCTCGTGCGAGCTCCTAACGCCGGCCCAGTGGATTGCCCGCCCCTTGCTGTATCGTACGAGCACCGCGTGGGTGTAGACCCGGTCGCTATTGCGGGTGGCTTGGGAACCGTATGGTCCGATTGCGATGTACTTGGTCACAGTACCATCTCCTTCTGGATCGCATCCACCACGCCCGGCGCGATACGCAGCACGGCACCTGCCTTCAGCAGCGCATAGAACGCGTCGAACCGATCCACCTGCTTCGGAACCACATGTGCCCACAGCGCCACCGCCCGGCTCAGATAATCCGGGTCGTTCAGGTCAACATACTGCTGCATCGCGCAGTTGCCGTTATCGATGTACATGCTGTCGCTCATGCTGCCATCACCCCCTTGGCCACCGCACGGATGGTCGTGAAGACGACCTCGCGCTTGGCCGCCGCGAGGATTGCGGGATCGATCAGCTTCTGGTCGACGCGCATCTGGCCGACTAGCGCGACCTTGAGGTCACAGGTGACCCCCTCGATCAGCGGCAGGCCCGTCGCCTCGACTTCCTTCTTGATGGCCGTAATTTCGGCTTCCGCCTTGTCGAGCGCGGCCTTCGCGGCGGCGTAGCGGTCTGCGAGCATGATCATGGTCTGGCTCCTTCTGTTGTGCCCTGACTATAGAAGTGAGAATACACCTACAACAACACGGTGTCAACAATATCTTTCAGGGTCGCCTTGCCGTAGACCTTGGACGGCTTCCTTTTCTTGGCCGCCGCCGACATCTTCGCGCGGGTATCTGGAGACTTCGGTTTACCCTTGTGCGCCGCCGACATCTTCGCCCGCGTCTCCGCTGATTTGGTCTTCCCCCTCTGTGAAGATGAAATCTTCTCCCTGACCTCGGGAGTTACCTCATACCTGCTGCTCATGTACGACCTGTCGCCAAGATACAGATGCTCCGGAGCGATGCACCAAAGATGGTCACACCTGTGCAGGACGAGCGGGCCGCCCGAATGCGTCGGACCCCGAGGAATGCTGCCATTGTTCAGATGGTAGGATAGCCGACTTGCGATCCACACCTCCCCATCGAACGTGACCTTCGGCGTTCTGTCGTTCCTCTTGGCCACCCCATTGTGATCTAGGATCGCCACGCAATCCCTGATCTGCTTTGTCTCCTGCGGGAAAATAATCTTGACCTCCAAGGTGTTACGATCCATGATCCGGACAGCATCAGCCTACTACACCCAGAGTGTTGGCGTCAATAGATAGGATGGTGCTCCTAGATCGGTAGGAATACTTAGACGGTTCCTTCCTACCAATCTAAGAACCTGAAGCGAAACAAAAAAATCGCTATCTATTCCCGTCCTAGATACCAAGATGCAAACAACCCCCTAAGAGCTATCTCTGGGGGATATAAGCTATTTCCTAAATACGGAACTATCTATGAATGATATAGATTAGTTTCTTTATTATCCTTATAGATCAAGGACTTAGACGTCGAAGCTGACAGTTAGATATACAAAGATACTCTATGTATTTGTTTTCATTGAAAAAAGTAGATAAGAACAAGAAGAAATCAATAAGACGCTAGGCAAAAAAAATGGGGGCCTAAGCCCCCAGTTCCGCCGCCTCGTGCCCGAATCAGATGGCCGCCGCCACCGCCTCGGCCCCATACTTGGCCTTCAGATCATCCAAGGCCCGTGCCAGAGGGTCTACCGGCACGCAGGCCCCAATAAACATCACGGCCTCCTGCAGCGTCTTGGGATAGCCAAGATCGATCCCGTCAAGCTGCAGAGCGGGAAACCCGCTGTAGGTCCCGAAATGCAGGTAGTAGAGTTTCCCCTTGGCCGCCCTAAACAGCGCGGTCTGAATCTCAGCGAAGCTGACATCAACGAAGTCCATCCATGATCTCCTTCAGTTTCTCGTTGACCCGGACGTCGGTCGTCTTGACCGACTCCAGTTTGGCCAAAATCGGCCCGTAGATGAGGTCCATGACCTCCTTGGTGAGGTTGCCCACCTCGACCCTTTCGTCGGCGCCGGAAGGCAGGATGCACTCCCTGAACAGGTCGATCCCGACCCGCACCTTGATCCCCCGATCCTCGGTGATCACCACCGTCCGCAGCAGCTTCCGGCTCATGGCTTGACCCCCCGGTTATAGGAGATGATGGCTCTACGCGCCGCCCGCAGCAGCCGAAGCCTGATGGCGACCTCTATGCTATCGTGCAAGCTATCGTGGCTTCGGTCGAGCTTGTTTGCGAGATCAGCGAACGGCTGCAGCGCCGCCAGAAGGGGTGCCGACTGATCTGTGCCAACCATACGATTGGCACCCACGATGGTAGGCGCTGCGCCCATGCCGCCCTTTACGTCTCCGCTCAAAACGACGGGACCCATCATCTTCGGGTGGCCCATTTCCAGACGCTCGCGCAGCATCTCGATGATTGCCCCGCTCAGCGTCGTCGTCACCCCCGTATCCCGCAGGATGTCATTGACGACGTGCAGGATCGTCCGCTTCTTGATCTTCATTTTAGCTCATCCCCACTGTGAAACCGTTTTCCTCCAGCCGCTCCTTCAGAGGTGCCATGTAGCGGCGTTCCACCGCCAGCGCGCCACTCAGCCACTGAGCCTCGTCGTCGACGCGCTCCTCAAGGTGGGTCCGCGCCTCCGGCGTCATAGGCCGCAGCATGAACAGGCTACCGCAATACTGCATCTCGAAATCGGTCATCCTTTCCTACCCTCATAAAGCGGACACGCCGCGCAGTCTTCCTTTCTTACAAGACACTTGTCTTTGTCGATCAGAAAACGGAACCCATAGGCTTTCGTGATGCTGACCGGAAACACCGGCATGACCGGGATCGGGCACAGGCACCGAAAAAAGCTATCCTTCATGATCCTCTCCCCCGGCTTGGCGTCGAGGTATTTGCAGGGCTTGTAGGCCATCATTCCACCAGCATTTTGCGAAGCTGGCGCTCTTGGTCATCCCGTGCGGCGGCCCCTGCGGCGGCCCCTGCGGCGGCCCATGCGGCGGCCACTGCGGCGTCCCCTGCGGCGGCCCCTGCGGCGGCCCATGCGGCGGCCACTGCGGCGTCCCATGCGGCGGTCCATGCGGCGGCCCGTGCGGCGGCCACTGCGGCGGCCACTGCGGCGTCCCCTTCGGCGGCCCGTGCGGCGGTCCATGCGGCGGCCCGTGCTTCCGCACTGGCATCGTCATTCCACAGCGTCGCAATCTGATCCCGAACACGCATATCGCCGGGCCGCTCGGCCTCGAATATATGCAGAACCTGCTCTGCGCACCATGCTTGGAAGTGCCGTGCCAGCCTGTTGTCTGGCATTGCGTAGGACAGAACCCACAGCGCATCGTCAAAACCGTTGCTGTCCAGAACAGTCAACAGGGCCAGCGGTTCATCATCCGCCGCCGTCTTGCCGAGGCTTGACAGAAGTTTGGTCCAGCCATCTTGGCATGGCGATTTGGCGCGGATGGCCGCAAGCGTGGTGGTTGAATTGTAGGTCATCATATCTGCCTCCCGATCTCGTTGGTGAAGTGGTCGTTGAACGCGGCAATGGCCTTCAGACC